ATTAATCAGAGTGCTCCATATTTTGCGTTCCCAAGCTCAGAGACAGAAAAACCTGTCTCCTACCTTTGGGCTGCGTGTCTAGGTTAACGCGACCGGGGTATAATCTCAATTCGTAAGGAGCAATATAGCTACTTAATCTCACTCTGTCATACTAATCTCATTCCGGGATTAGTAATCGCTCATCATCAAAGCATACTGTGCTAGCACTTCTGCTCTTGCCTGTCTCTCTTCTTCGGTTTCTCCTTCAATCACCAGCAATCCGTCCATCAACTCACCAGTTATGACAGATTCTTGCATGACTATATCATCAGGAACACTTAGATCATTGAACTCGCTTTCAAGAGACAATGCATCCATGCCACCCGAACCAATACTCGTATGAAGTGTAATCTCTCCCAAATCGCTGGAATCAACAGTCAGATTTGTGTTGACAATCAGCCTAGCTCCTATAACGTCAAAATCCAGTAAACTGTCGATATTGTCATTGAATGCTTCTGCCATCTCTAAATTGCTCTTGCTCATAGCTCGATTGACACCTTCAGTTTCTTCACGTTGTATCTCTGCAGTGTAGGTCTTCACGCTAATGTATCTTCCTTGCTTCACAAACCTATCAAGTGCATAATTCTGCAATCGCTCAGACAATTTTGCTGAGAAAGTCTTCCGATTCAACAATCTACACATAGGCTCATACAAACACGACATCAATCTCCTGAAATGTTGGAGCTCTCTTGCTTTCTTGGAATTGATTGCCGATGTTGCTAGTGCTTTTGCCAAAACTTTCTGATGCAGCAAACTATTCCTTGCAATGGCATCCACTGCCAATAGTACCAATGCATCACCTAAGCTCTGCGTACGCTGATTTTCCCTTCTGCCAGTGGGGACATTGGATTCCCAAGTCCTACCGTAATAGTCAGAGTTCTTCTCTCCTAGTAACTTGAGGTCCAAAACATCAGTCATGAGAAGTGCTTGACAGATCCGTCTCCATCTGGACGAGTGGTGGAACTTGCGCAAAACTCTGAGAATGCTGTTGTCAATCGCTGATAAGTCCACCCAGATGACATCAATATCATCATCGCTAGAGCTAAACTTCGTCTCTTCTTCCCTAGTCCTCATTATCTCAAACTCTTCAAAGAATTGATTCCAATTTCCGACCCTTTCGTAAACATGAATCCCCTCTCTACATCCAAGCTCTATCAACTTGGTCTTGAGGCGCCTGTATATCGGAGCGACATTCATTGCTTTCATGTTGGAGCTCAAAGTAATGACATACTTTGATTGGCTTCCTCTAACCACAGCTTCTATCTTTTCTTCCAAATTGATTACCGCAGTTCCATACCCCCCTAAGTTTTCGATCACACTATTATACCTTGGACCATGGTCAAATCTCGAATTCACGCCAGCTTTGAGTACAGAGATTGCTTCCATCATCAGGTAATTTGCACTCATTCTGTGCTCTGCAGGGGTTGGGAGCTTTTTGCTCCACTTTCCACTCTTGCTATAAAGGACATAGATCGTAGGAGATGCGCATGAGCCTGATTGAACTGTAATCAAGTAACTTCTAAACCCTAGCTTGTAAGAATTCTCAGATATCACCTTCAAGTTCTTGCTAATGGCAGCATATCTGACCATGCACATATCAGCCACTGCTAGAGTATCCAACATCCGATCAGAGAACGCAGATTGCAAAGCTCCGAGATGTGACACGTCGTAGAGGACCATAGACCCAGTATCTTGGGAATTGATGCAGAATGCTGAGATTTCAGGCCTTAGATAGTCTGATGCAACGTCATAATCATCAATGTAGTTGATCCCACCATAATGTCTAACGAGGCTATATGGGTCTTTCCGGTTGTAAGACACCACCGGGATGTTAAGCTCCTCTAGTGCCATCCTACATTCTCCTCTCCCCGCAGTAGCATCAAACACTCTGGCTCCACTTGACAAACATCCCAATCTTTTCAACTCAGAAAACGTCGATTTTGCACATTGGTATATGTCAGAGCCGTAGGGACTAGCAGTCACAGAAGGATCACCATACTGTTGACATATCCTCTGCCGGTATTCTATGGCTTTCTGGACTTTGGTCAACATTGAAGCGTCTGTCGCATCGAATGCTATGATCCTGGAGGATAGTTCCAAAGATTCCACTGGATCGGGATCTGTGTCTGGGTCAATATCCTCTACGCTCGTCTTGACTAGCACTGAATCAGGAACTGATAACTCAATGTCTCCATTCTCTACTGTGTGCTTAGCTAATTGAAACAGTTCCTCTGCCGCATCTAATAGCACCTCTCTATCCAAGTAACTCACAATCAGTGCTAGTATCAGACCTAAACTGCTTTGAGGTTTTGCCATAGCAGCTATGTCTTCAATCATACTCAATAAGATGTACCTGCTGCTCGCAATATCTACTACAATTTGTCCTTTGACTTGTTTCACTACCAAAGCAGTCTCCAGCAATACATCTCTAAAGCTCACTCCAATCACTTTCCTTCTCAAAAGTTGCATTGACTCAGTAGTGCCACGGAGCAATTCAAGAGCTTCCTTCATGTTGTTCTTCGTCCGCAGTGCTGTCTCTGCCAGTGCTCTGATTTTCTCTGCTGCCTGTTCTGCTTCATCTTCAGCTAGTAAGTCCCCAGTTCTCATAGCTTCCACAACTACTGATAATGCGATGTTATCGATGCTGATATAAGGGCTAGATCTAATCTGTTCAAACCTGGATTTCCGATCATCTTCTAGTATCTTCCGAATTGTTTCCATCTTCTCGGAGGTTTCACCATCTATGAGTACGCCATACTTCTTTAGAAATGGCTTCCAAGCTGTATCACCCCACAGTAAATTGAAGTCCCAGAGGTTTTGCATCTTCAAAGTCCTGTAATGGTCGATCACCAGAACTTTCGCCAGATCTAGAGAAGATCCCATTGCACCAGCAACTTCAGCATTCTTCGGCATGAATGGCAAGTACTCTCCTGAAGATATTTGCTCTAGATTCTCACTCAACCATCTGATCTTGGATTTCGGGAGTGGTATAGATGACAATGAATCCTCAAAGATGAATTGCTTATCGAGGGGTATGATGTTGTCAGAAACGAAATCAAACTGAACATCTCTCGTCAGACTATTGAGCTTGACTCGGTAAAGCTGATTGAAATGAGGGACCTGGCCGACTGAGTAGGCAATCGCTTCAGCAGTGATAAGCCTCATCTTGAAGTAATCAAAATGGATATCAGAATCAGCTAATTGATTGTGATTGATCCAATGCTGATTAGTGACAACTCGAAATCTTGGTGTTTCTGCAGGTAAGCATCGGCATGCTGCGAAGGGCTTCTCGTCCATGACTGGGATCCGATGCATGATCTCACTCCGGGCTAGTAATGCAACATAAGGCTCATAATCTTTGAATGACTGATAGCCGAGCGTTGCCAATGTGTAGTCTGCCAACCTAGAGATGTTAGTATCCTTTCTGACTCTATGTAAAAATTGGGTAGGGTCAGATCTGTACAATATCCACTTAGTCACACTAACACACTTTATCATCA